TTCATCAAAAATTAGCTGAAGAAATTTATGGTAATGGTGTTGATAAATTAAGCATGGAACAAGAGATTGATAATCTTACAAAAGTGACAGAATCTATTGATTTAATAGATTATGTTAAAAAAGATCTTGATAAAATGCAATCATTACTTGATACTAAAATTATTGGTAATCTTAATTACGATAATTTATTAGAATCACTTGATATAAGTAGATTTTATATGAGAATTTTAGATGTTCAGAATAATCCTTTGTTTACTCATGAACAACTAAATGATATTTTAAATAATAATGCTGGAGGTACACAGCTTTCTTTAAAACAATTAGAAGAATGGGTAAGTGAAGCTAAAACAGCTAATATTAAAGCGAAATTAAAGCTTGATAAAAGTGTTATTAATATTATTAATGAGTTAGATATTATTAAAAATTTAAAAGATTTTGAAGGATTTACTATAGAAAGTTTGACTGAAGCAATTGCAGATACTGATTTAGTTAGTTCTTATACTTTAAGCCCAAATAGAGTTGATAAAAATAAAATTCCTGAAATAGTTATACATCTTTTAAGAAATAGTATTAATGAACATCTTGTATTACAACAACAACAAAATGTTGAATTAATGGATCAAGTACCTACTGTTGAAAAAACACTTATTGAATTAGGAGAATCATATGATTTAGGTGGAGTAATTAAAGGTGCTTCTTATAAATTGTTTTATCAAAAAAATGAAACAGGTGGTTTTACAACTCAATTAATACAACGATATTCTCATTATTATAATCAAGAATTAAATCGTGTTCAAAAACATTTTAGTGGATTAATTAAAAAAGCACATAAAAATGATAATTCTGATAAATCTGGTTTAATTGAAAATTATAAAGACGGATTATTTGGTTGGTATAAAAATAATACTGATATTTTTGATTTTACAAAAGTAGCTGCGATAAGAGATTTTATTAATTCAGATACAGAATTAAATGAACTTATTGCTATAGATAGTAAAGAAAATTTTACTGCTAAAGATTTTAATATAACAGATAAACATTTTGATGAATTAGTTGCTCAACAAATTGAAATGTTAAAAGAATATAAAATTCAATATTATACTAGAATAGAAAGATATAAAGATGAAGAAGGAGTAGGTATTTTTGATGATATTTCTGACATAAATAAATCTAATCTAGAAATATGGAATCTTATGAATTCACCATTAATTGCAGTTAATAATTTTGATAAAACAAATAATGTTGGGTACTATGGTAATTTTACTTACAATCATCTAATTCCTAAAAAATTAAATAGCAAAGGTGAAAATACTAATTATTATGATAAAGATTTTGATATTGTAGAAAAACATGATTCATTATATAATTTCAGAAATACTGCTGAAAAGATATTTAAATATATGAGTGATAGTTTACCTAAAAATGTATATGATAATTTTATTGCTAACTCTTTACCAATGCATCATAAAAATTATGCTGAAACAATGGTTGATCTTGGTATATGGGGTGTGGGAAATAAATTAGTTTCTGATATAAAAGAAAGTATTAGTACATATACAATTGATGACCAACAAACATCTACTTTAAGTAAAAAAACTGGTTTAACAGATTATAGTGTAAATAATTCTTTTATTAATGCTAATAAAAATTTAATAAGGAGCAAGTTTAAAATCAAAGCAATAGAAATTGCTGATGATATTAAAAAAGAATTCTTTTCTTTATATAATGAAGATAATTCTGAAATACCAAATGATTTTCTATCAATGACAATAAATGAAGATAGTTTATTACCTATGGGAGATATTACAGGTATTGTATTAGAAAAATTAGCATTTATGCTTAATGTAAAACCTGATATCAATGAAATAAAAAGAGTAATGTTTGTTAGCTCAGAAAGTTCACATATACCAGTTGGTAGAATTATAAAAAACTATGTTATTAATGAAGTTGTTGAAATGAGTTCTTTTAATTTACCTAAAACATTAGGTTATTTTTCTAAATTAACAGCTGAATATAATGGTAGATCTGAAGTATTACCTATGTTAAACCATTTAAAAGATTTACATAAAACTGTTAAAACTCTTGATGATAAAGAAAGAATTAGAGCTGTAGAAGCTTTTGAAGATCAATTTAATAATAAAGTTCTTGGTTTATATAATACAAAAGAAAAAGGTAAAGTATCACAAACAAAAATTTATTCAAAAGAAGATAAAAAAAGAATTGATGAGATTGAAATTCTTTTAAAATCTAATATTGTTTCTGAAGAAGATAAAGAATTTTTAAAAGAAGAATTGAAAAATATTGGTAGAAACATAAGTGCCAATCAAATTTTAAAAACACTTATAGAATTAATTAGAAAGAAAGTATTAGGATTAAATCCTAAAAGTGAAGCAAATAACTATATACAAGGTAAAGTTGCAAATGAAATTTTAGCTGCATCAGGTAAATATTTTAAACATGAATCATATTATAGAGCAGAAGCATTATATCGAAATCCTAAAAATCATGAAAAATTTAAAATTCTTTTGAATAGATTAGATGTTTTTCAAGATGCAACTAATGAATATCAAGAAATTGGTTTATCAACAGATTTATCTCTTACTAAATTAGGTAAATATATAAAACCTTATGCATTAAGAAGAGTTGTTGAAGAAGCAATACAAACCCCATTAATGGGTGCTTTCTTAATTGACAATGAAATTGTTGGCAAAGATGGTATTACTACTTCTAATATTTGGGATGCACTTGATGAAAATGGTATGTTAAAAGAAGAATTTAGAACTAATGAAAATATTAATAATTGGGAAAAAACTAAAGGAAAAGAATTTGACTTACTAAAAGGTAAAATCATATCTGCTTTAAAAGTACATGGTGATTATGATGAATTGGGTAATCTTTTGTATAGAAGAAGTGGTAGTGGTAGATCATTTATGGTTTTTAAAAGCTGGTTACCTGAAACAATATATAAATATTGGGGTGAAGAGCATATGAATCTTGAAGGTGGTATTAAGAATGAAAAAGGTATTTTACGTTCTGCCACACCTATTACAGGAGCATTGATTGGTTTTAGTACTGGTGGAAGTATAGCTGCTTTACCAGGTGCTATAGGTGGAGCTATTGCAGGTGGTATAATGTCATTTCGTATACAAAGTTTAGATGCTAACAGTGAAATACAAAATTTAAAAGTTTTGGAAGAATTAGTTGTTCATGGTAAAGTATATCTACAAAAAATGATTGGTTTACCAGCAAATTTAATTTCTGGTAAAATGATTGTAAAACAAGATGCTATTGAACAATATCAAAACTTGGGTTTTACAGAAAATGATGCTCAAAACCTCACTCAGATAATGCAAAAAATTGCTATTCAAAGTTATGCATTATTATTAATAATGGTTGTTAAAGGCTTATTGTGGGATCCTGATGATGAAAAAGATAGTGCTAGAAGAAGAATTTATAATCTTCTTTCAAATAGATTAGTATCTGTAATAAATGATTTATCTTTATATGCTAATCCCAAAGAATTTTATGAATTAGTAATGGAAGGTGCTGTAAAAAGAACATTAGATGATGTAGGTACATTAGTTGGTGATATAGGTAAATTTATAAATGGTGATGATATTTATTTAAATGGTCCTTATAGAGGTCAACATAGAGTAGTTAGAAGTTTTAATAAACTTGTGTTACCTACTCCATTTAAAGATTTTACACACGGTGGATTTGGTATTTATGGTGAAACAAATAGAGAATATAATCCAAATCAAACTTTTGGTACACCAACTATAGAACGTCTTAAAATGCCTTCAGAAAATATACTTAGAAAAAAAAGAATGCGAAACCGATCAATAGCCAGTCGAATAATAAGAGAACGTTATCCAGATATAACTCCAAAAGAATTAACTAAAATGTTGAATAAAATATTCCCTTCTAATACTTCTGGAGATAAAGAATTAAAGAGACTAAAAAATGAAGAGTAAAAAAAAATAAAAAGAAAGGAGCCAATTAAGGCTCCTCTCTTTTTAAAGGAATTTCTGGTAACATACCATTATTAGATGCTTCTTGAATTTCAAGTAAAATACTCTCAATATATTTTACTTGATTTTCATAACCAGGAACTCTTCTTGCTTTATCAAGATATCTTCTTAAAAAACTTGATACTAATATATCATTTCCTTTGAAAATAATTTCTGGGATTTTCATATTAATATATTGAATAAATTACAGAAATTCCAGGTTGAAATCCACCACCACTTAAAGGTGTCCAACTAATACTAGGACCAACTTTAATTTTATCAAAAATAGTTACTTTAGGAAGTGGAGAATAAGATTTTAATTCTTTAACTGTAGTATAAGGATTATTGTCTTTATATTCCGCAACCATTTTACTATCTTCGATATATCGCGTAATTGTAGGTTCATTTATTACTATAAGTTTAAAATAAGGATTTGGATATGTTTCACCTTTAAGTGAAGTCCATTTATCTTCAAATTGAAATTTAGTTTTAGAACTATCTACATTAAGAATATTATTTATAGAAGTATTAACAGTTGCTATTGTAGTATTACTATTTTTAATTTGTTTTAATTCATTCTGAAGACGTAGTAAAGCTTTATCTTTAGTTTGAATAGACAATACATCTTTATAATTATCAGCTCTTAAAACATTAATTGAAGTAGTTAATTCACCGTTTTTATTTTTTACAACAGTCAATGTATCTTGTAAAGCATTTACAAATTCTTGAGTATAAACAGGTTTTTCAAACGATTTTATAACTGATTGTACAAAATTAATTGTCAAATAAATACCAATTATTGTAATTATTGTTTGAAAATTTTTACCAATAAAAGTAAAAATTTTACTTATTAGTACTGCCAAACCCACCATGACCTCGTTCAGTCGTGTTTGCATAAAATTGTTCCGCTAATGTTGTATTAAATATTGCTCGTTCTACTTTAACAACAACACCTTGTGCTAACGCTTTATCAATTTGAACATAAGCATCTTCGTTGTTAGAATTAAGTACTGAAATAGAACAATCTCCTTGATAGTTCATTTTGTTATCGTAAAAGCTTTTTATCTTTTACATCTATACTTTTATTTTTAAGTTATATGTATAGTTCGGCATATATCATCATTTATTATATTATATAATAAAGAAGGATGCTCGTGGTAATATTATTGGTAGAATATCCTCAATTACTATGCTCTGCACCTTCATTGATACTTATAAATTCATTCTCAATGCTTGGCTCAGGATTATCTTCTTCAAGACTTCCCCTGAATTCATCCTTTTTAACGACTCCAACTATTCTTCCATTTATTTTATCTCTAATAATTAAATTTTGTTTTGAATGTAATTTTTGATGTTGTGATTTTGTAAAAACAGTTAGATTTTCAATTCGATTATCTAATTTATTTTCGTTAATATGATGTACGTGAAAATTCTTTTTTAAAACTTTATATCCATTTATTATTTCAAAATAACTATCATTATAATCAGAATATTGCTCTATAATATATCTATGTTCCCAAAAACGACCATTTTTATTAGAAAAAGGATGTTCTGGTAAATATATCTGAAAATAACCATAATTAGTAATAATTTTTTTATCAATAAATGATGAATTTAAAGGTCCTTTTAATCCATATTGATGATTTTTTTACCAAAACAATATGTTTTTTTAAAAATAGTATGGCATTCTTTTGAACAACAAATGCCATTTTTTAATCTTTTTAATCTATAAGGTTTTAAATACATTTTCTTTTTACATACAATACATTCACAATTTGAAGTTCTATTATATTTTTGATATTTTTCATAACAATTAGAACTACAATAATTTGAAGAGTTAATTGAAGATTCTTCAAATTCTTTTCCACAATTTTTACATATAAACATAATACATTTGATTTAGAGTTATATAAGAATCAAATGTACCAAATTATTTAGAAATAAACAAATTTTATTTAGAGTCAATAGTACCCAATTGTACAATTATACCAGTTTTAAGTGTAATTCCACTTTTAGGTCTTATTTGTATTTCATAACCATCTGGTATATTAAAATGTTGTTTAGTAGAAAACAATGCTCTTTCAGTTGAACACAATTTTACATTATTATTTACTGAATCATATCTTTCTTTAATTTCTTCATGAGATAATTCATGATTACCATTGTATATTTTTAATATATCAAATGGATATAAATCAAAGCCACTTGTGCCTGTATTAAAAGCATATCGTGGTGGAAAAACATCAGTATTTAATCTTTCTATTATTATAGTCATTTATTTACATATTTGTTTATCTAAAAGTTTCCAACCATAATTAAATACAAAGAAACCTGCTTTTTTTTTACACTGTGTTTTAGTAAATTTATGTGATACATTATAAAGTTCTAATCTAGCTTGTTTGTTTGTATATAAATAATTAGCTAACCAATCAATAAAATTATTTTCTTGTTCAATAGTCCAAGAATGTTTTTGATACCAATCTTCTTCTTTTGTATTAATTGTATCATAATCAATATTGATCATTTCACACATATGTTTTACTATAATATCTACTTCTTTGTTATCTGTTGGCATTTTAAATTTATTTGTATTTATTCACAACGAGAATAACCACATGAATTACAATGTGCACATCCATTTTCAAAAATCATTTGTTGACCACATTCAGGACATTCTATTTTTATATCTTCAGGTAAATATTTAGTTAAAACCCTTTTAATTGCTGAACTAAAATCAACAACACTTATTCCAACTTTCCCAATAGCAGCAATAATATGTTTAATTGCTACTCCATGTCTCAACAATTGAGAAGTTAAAATTGTAATTGCTCTTTCTAATTCACCAGAAATATGAAGATTTCTAATTTCAATATTATTAGATTTAAAAGTATAAGAACCTTTTGATATTTTTGTAATAGTACCAATACATTCTTTTACTCTAAGTGGTTCTGGCATACAAAATATTTCATAAGGTTTTCCTTCGAGTAAACCAACAATAACTCCAAATTTATTACCTTTTACTGTAATAGGATAGAAATGTGCTACAAGTTCTTTTGGTCTTTTAGGTGCATTAAGGTTATATCCAATATTGCCATTTTCTTTATTTGCATTATTGTCTGTAACTAAAATACCACTTCTACTACCATCTACATATACAGTTAAACCTTTAAGTTGTTTTATCCAAGCATATTTGTAAATATCAGATATAGTCTGTTTAGTTGTATTTTTAGGTAAATTTATAGTAGAACTTATACTATGAGTTGTATATTTTTGTATAATAGCTTGAATATCAACTCTAGTTTTCCAATCAATTTTATCAGCAGTACAATTATACCAAGGAGAATCCTCAATTGTTTTATCTGGATTTAATTCTAACCAAGTTTTTACTGTAGGATGATATACAATATATTTTTTGAATTTATTACCAACAATATCTTCAAAATCATAATCTTTATCATTTTCTACTTTAACATTTCTAGTATAAGATAATGCAAAAATTGGTTCAATTCCTGCTGATACTTGTGCTATAATAGCTGTAGTACCTGTTGGAGCAACAGTATTCCAACTAATATTTCTTCGTAGCATTTCATCTACATTAGAATTATAATCTGAAAAAGGTTCTCTAGAAAATCCCATATCCATAGTTGAATCTGATTCAGCTTCATCTTTTAATTTAGCAATATTATCAATTATTTTAAGAGATTCCTTGCTACCATATTCATAACCAAGAGCAGCTATAGCATCAGCCCATCCAAGACTTCCACTACCTGTTCTTCTTCCACCTAAAGCTTTATTTTTAATTCTTTGCCACATAATTAATTCTCTATCATTGATAGTATTATAATTATCAGCAATATGTTTAATAATTCTATTTATGGCTTCAATTTCAAGATCAATTAAATCATCTGCTAATCTTTGCATTTTATATGCATATTCATAGAATTCTTTATCATCAAAATATGCTTCTGATGTAAATGGATTGACTATAAATGCAAAAATATTAAGATGAATTAATCTACAACTATCATATTCTGACATAAATATCTCCCCGCATGGATTAGTTGCTGTACCTCTATGTTTAGGATACATTGAATCAGGAGAATTATTCCAATGATGATCTAAAAATAAGATACCAGGTTCACCTGTTTTCCAAGCACATTCAACAAGTTTATCCCAATATTCACTTGATTTAATAGTTTTATAATAACTATCACTACTTACTTCATCAACAGGATAACATAAATCATAATCATTAGTAGTATCAAGTGATTTCATAAAATCGTTTCTTATACCAATTGATATATTAGCACCAGTTAATTTAGTCAAATCTTGTTTACTACTAATAAATTCAAGACTATCTGGATGTCTCATTTCCATTGTCAACATTAAGGCACCTCTTCTTCCTGATTGTGCAACTTCATTTGTACTATTAGAATATCTATTAGCAAATGATACAGCACCTGTAGAAGTTTTAGCGGCATTATTAACTTTACTATTCTTAGGTCTAAGACTAGATAAAGATAAACCAGCACCACCTCTTCTTTTCATTACTTGTACTAACTGTTCATCTTTAGCCATAATACCAGAATAACTATCATGTGGTTCACCCATTACAAAACAATTTGATAATGAACCGATATAGTTTTTATTACCAAGATTTGCAAATACAGAACCCGCTAAACATATCTTTTTGTTTTTAAAAGAATCAAGAATCCATTCTTTTGTTATTGGAGTAATATCTTTACCATATATTAATTTAAAATCTTTTTCTTCTCTAATATATTTTTCTTCAATTCTCCAAAATTCATTAGCACATCTCAAATAAGAATCATCAGGGAGACATTCATCTCCCCATTTATACTTATCTATCCATACTTTAGCAGCCAATTCATCACCATTAAAATAATCAATTAGTTCTTTATTCATGTTTAAATTTTAAACTGTTTAAATTTTTATGTTATTATCTATTGTGTCAAGATTGAGAACAATATCTTTTATTTCACCAAACTCACAATTAAGACAATAAGGATGAATTTTTGTTGTATTTAATTCAGATTTAATCCATAATCCTTTATTCCAAGTACTTACTATATAACCTTCGTCAAAAAAAGTACCTTCAGATACATAAGGTTTTAATGGTTTTAAATCAAATTTTGTGTCAACAAAAGAACCTGTTATTTCTTTTAATTTCATGTTGTTTCTATATTTTAATCAATTTTCTTTCAACAAAATCATCTCTAATATCTGACATTAAATTTACCATTTGAGGATGTGCATCTGTTGCGCAACGTAAATCAAAAATGTGTTTCCATTCTTGTAATGTGGCTTTAATTAAAATTTCAGTAGCTAATGCATTAGGTAAAATAGCTCTTGCTTCTTGTTTTTGCCAACTATAAACATTTCTAAAATTTTTATAATTCTCTTCAATAAATTTTAATGTTAATTCAAAAAGCGTTTTACCAAATTTACTCATCTTATTAAGCCAAGGTGGTGAAATAAATTGAATATCATTTTTATCTTCAACATATCTTGTTGATTTTTGAGCAAATGAACAAAGTCTATGTCTCACTAATTCAAGTGATATTCCTCTGTCTGTAATTATTTTAACAGTAATAGTTTTATGAATATTTTTTTCAATTTCAGTTAGATCTTTTTCATCTAATTTAATAAATAAAGTAATTCCGGTAACAAATTTACTTATTTTTTCATCATTAAAAATTAATTCTCCATAATAATATTCAATATCTGATAACAAAGCATTACCAAAACCAGAAAAATCTATTGGAACTTTATTATATATTTCAATAGCAGTTCTTGGATTCATTGAAATAACAAGTCTACCATCCATAGATATATTTATAAATTTCAATTCATGAATTAATCCTAAACTTAACATTGAAAGAATAAAATCTTCATGATTAAATACTTTAAAAATAATATTTTCTCCAAATTCAATCATAGCATAATGTTTTCTTTCAACAAGATTTTTTACTAATTTTATAGCGGAATCATTATTCTCACTTATTTTATCTTGTGAATTATAACATGTTCTTGCTGCAATTTCAATATCTTTAAGAACACCTTGAGATCTATAAATTTCGTAACTTTGTTCAATTAATTTCATGATTGTTTGATTCTTCTAATTCTTTTTCTAATAAAAATATTCCACAACATAACATATGAGAAAGATGTGATTCACCTGATTCAGGATCAATAGATTCACCTTTACGATATGCTTCTAAATGACGCATTAAAGCTGCGGTGTATCGTTCTTTCCAATGTTCAACATACTTCCAATTACCAGGAGCATATTTTTCAGCACCAAGCGTAAGGATCTTGACTACTTTTTCAATTGCAAAAGGAGGAAGAAGATCATAACGAAGTTTATCTGAATCATCTTTTTTACCAATAGAACTACTAGCTATACTAGTAGTTTTAGTTATTGGATTATAAAGTTCATGAGGAGGGGCTTTTATCATTCTGAATCTCTCCCACAAAATAAAGATGTTGTATCTTCATAATTATCAATATTTAATTCATTATAATCAGATTTTTCAAAATCTATAAATGAAAATAAAGGCAATCCTTCTTCACCTATTACATATTTAATTTCAACTATAATTTTATTTTGTTTTTGATTTACATATATAGCATCAATATCATATGAAGCCATTTCATCAGCTTGTAGTATTTCAAGATCTGTTAAAAATGCATCTGCAACAAGTTGATCTGTAATTACTGGATTTAATTTTGACATAATAATCAATTTTTGATTAAAAAAAGATGAGCATTTTTATAAAAATTACTCACCAACTATTTTATAATTAAATTTTTCTTCTTTGTTTTTGATATTAAAATCAAGTTCACCAGTTAAAGCGTCAGGATGAATTTCTTCTAATTTCATTTTAAATTTTTGGGAAATCAATTTACGAAATTCTTTTTGATATTCAACATCTTTTTTTAAAATACTTTTTATATCATTGATCTGTTTTTGATAGTCATCATTTTTTATTTTATTTTTAAAAAGCAAATCAATCTCTTCTTCTGAAAACATTTTACTAAACTGAGATTGTTTAAAATTTTCAAAAGATGAAATATATTTATCAGGAATTTTTATAACAATCATATGATATTTTCCTGTTAGATCATATCTATAATCATCTTCATAACTATGATGTTCTCTTAATAAATTTAATACTTCTGGAAAATTAACACCACTCAAATATGTTTTTTTAAGATTTATTAATATAAATAAATGTCTTTCATGTGTAATTCCAGATCTTTCTAAAATCATATCTCCAATACCTATCCCAGCCTTATTAAGACTGTTCATTATACCAACAAATTTATCACCATAATAATTAATTATAGGATAAAGATATTTTCTAGTTTTATTTATAATTAAACTATCTTTTTTAATTTCCATATTGACTAGTTATAATTTTAATAAAATCTTCTAAAGTAGTAACAACGAGAGTATCTTCTTCAACTCTCTTTTTACCAAATGGAAGTTTCTTATGTATTATAATTTTTGGATATGTTATTTGAGGATCAGTGTCTGGATAATTAATAGCAAGAAGTTCTCTCATTTCTGAGAGAACTTTGCTATAAGATAAACCTTTTTGAATACCATCTTTACATTGAATATTAAATGGTAATCCCCACAAATCAACTTTGCTATTATCAAGTAATCTAGAAGCTTGTCTTGATGTTTTAGTTTTGTCAAAACCTAAAGTTCTGAATAATTTTGCTATAGCTCTTTCAAAATTATGTCCCCTAACCCTATTATTTGAAACTTTTCTAGTATTCATGGTAAAAATTGTAGTAAATATTCTTCTTTATCACTTTTTCTCATAAGATCTATTTTTTCTACATTTTGATCAAAAATATAATAATTAGGATTATCTGTATATAATATATTTTTAATACCATTTTCTTTATAAAGCTTTATATATTTATTAACAGGTTTCATTAATGGTGCATATTCTTGATTTGTATTTACAACAAGTATGCTTTTATTTATATTAAAAGGTTCCATTTTATTTTGATCTCTACTTGAACATAAAGCAATCATTATAATTGGTTCTATATCATCAACTGCATTATTTTCTAATATATTAGGATATTCAGAACTATACATAAAATGTTCTCTTGCACGAATACGATGTCTTGTACCATTAATATTTATATAAAATGTTGGAGTTATTAGATTAATAGTTCTATATCTACCACTTTGTCCAGATAATACATATTTAAGTGAAGACAACGGCATATGACGTGAATTAATATAATTTGTAGGTAATGATATCATATTTCCATCTATAGATATATTTGAAAAATTTATATGATTAAAACATTGCCATGCAAAATAAGGAATCAATTTACTATTTTTTAATGAAATTATGTATTTAGAGGGTAATATATTATTTATTGCTATACCTAATGTTTTTTCATCTGCATCTTTAATATTTAGAACACATTTTTGATCATCATCATAAATAGATGAAAATTGAATAGTACGATCAGATGAATATGTATCTGGATTTACAAAATTTGGTATTTCATTAATAGCAACTCTAGAATTAGGTTGTTCTTGTACTACTGTCGTCATTTTTAATTAGTTTATTAATTTTAACAGTATTCATTAGAGGTGTATATGTTTGAAAGAAAAATGGAACTTGTTTAGGTCCATAAACCTCTGTTGAAATATTTGCAAGATAATTGGTATATATTTCAGTCATTATACCAGCAATTTTCATTGCTAAAAATCTTGTCTGTTTAAATGTACATGGCGCATCTTCTATTGTATTATCCGAAAATATATGATTAGTAAGATATTCTTCTTTTGCAAGTTCATCTGTTCCAATAATGGTAAATATTTGAATTTGCTCGGCTGTCAATCTTCCATCCATATAAATACAATTTCTTTTTTCTTTTTCTGTAAGACAATTATCTACAGTTTTACACCATTGTTTAAATGTTAATTCTCTTGGTAACATTTTATCAAAACCAGTAAGAATATGAGTAAATGGTAATACTGTATCTTTTTCTATTTTTGAATTTGACATATTAATAGACAAATCACAAAAATCTATAATATTATCATATACAGCTCTCACTTTACTGGTATTGATTTGAGATTTTTTAAAAAATTGACCAGCAAGATTTACTTCTTCTACTGTATCAAAATCTATAATTGTTATATTTTCACAACCAGCACTAGCAATCGCTAGTGCCAACCATGAAGAAATCCCACCAGCTCCACCAATAAATAATTCTTGATTTTGAATTGTTTCAAACCAAGATGCATCTTTAAATCTTGTATATTTATTTGGAACAATTTTTATATCTATAGAATCAGATAGATCACTCATGTTGTTATTAATTTTTTAGTTGATTTCATTTTCTTTTTCATATCATTAATGATATGGTTACAAGTAGACTGGATAAGTTTACATATTTCAGTATAATTTTTTACATACATACTTGTACTAAAGAATGACATTGTTTCACGTAATGTATTTACATATGATTCAAGATCTTTCATAGTATCAAAAGTACCAAGAATACTAGTATATGCTTCTGGAATTGTATCTTCTAAATTTGTTTTGAAGATTATTTTATCATCTTCTGTAACATAAGATTTTGTCAAATCATGTAAGATTCTTGTTAAAGAATATAATTCAGCTTTATATTTTATTTCTTCAGAATAATGTGCTTCTACTAAAGCAATAGTAATAAAATTCATAAATACATTTTCAATTTCTTTAACATTTTTAGTATTATTTGTATTATTTGTATTGACATTCCCTGATACTAAAACTTGACTTCTACCATTATTATGATCAAATTCTTTAATAATTTCATCTAATTTTGGTGAACTATAATCTTTACTACCTATTTCTGCAAATAAATCATCAATCTCAGAATATCTATTATTATAATATTGATGATAATTATGTGGTGAAACTGGGATTTTTGGAACTTTAGGTGCTTTAATACTTTCCATAGATTCCAAAAAGGTTTTATTAAAGAAAATTTCTTTGTCTTCAAAAATAATTTCTGGTTCAAATACTACCATTGACATTTTTTCTGGATATTCTTTTGTATAAGTAGCTGTTTGACCATCAATATCAGTAAATACACCTTCGTTTTTTGATTTTAAAGATGCTGCTACAACAAATTTTGCATTATATTCTTTTCTATTATTAGTAATAATAGAGAGATATCCATTATGATTACGAACATTATCATCTAGTTCATCCATATCTGTACCACTAAATCCAGTAGCCATATTTACATGTGAATGTACATGACCAAGTCTTGAACTATATAATGTTTTAGGATCAATACCTCTTTCTTCAGCAAGGTTTTTCATATACTTTTGAACTTTAGGACCAAATTTATAATCAGTATAACCTGCTGTTCCTTTGTCCATAGGAATAATGTCCAGTGCTTCAATGAATATACTTTCTTTGGGTACTTTAGCTTCACTTGCATTAAATAATGAAAGTATAGAACCAGTTATTTTATAGATAACAATACCACTCCATTCTACAGTGGAAATATTTTTACAAAGTATATCTGCTTGTTTATAAAATTCATCAGAAATCAGAAGCAATGGGCGAGCAAAACTGTTTACTATTGGTAATACTATTTTTTTTGATATTACAGACATTTGTATAATATTTTAAAATTAATTTTATTGTTGAAGGATGAAATACTTCTTCAACTGTTTTTCTTTCATCAAATATTGCATTTTTATCAATTAAATTGGCTTGAAAAGTTTTATCTCTAAATGGAAAATAATATTCTTCTAAATGTTTAATTTTTTCTTCAGAAAAAGAATATTTTAAAATATCTTTAGCATATACATAATAAAAATTAGGTTCTGTTCCTTGTCTTAACATATAAAAACCATCAGAAATGCATATGTTGTAACAAGATTTAAATTTGTCATAAAAAAGTGGTTCTAAATTAGAATTATAATTGACTTCTATTTTATTATTTTCATTTAAAAATAATTCTATTTGTTTATCTCTAACTAAATCATTTAGAATATTTAGAATATCTTGTGAATAAGAGTATATTGTCCTTTCTATATTAATATTGGAATAAATATTAGCATTACTTGATATATCACCTGTTCTACCATTATTTCTACCAATATCTTCTATTCTTCTATAAGGTCCACCTTCAAGACTTTCGTATTCTAAATATGCTTTTATAGATCTAAAGAAAAGTATCCAATTATTGATGTTTTTTTGAAATTCATTTTGGCTATTTATGACATTTATTATTTTATTAATACCACCGCCACCAAGACAAAAATCTGAAAATAAAGTTTCATATTGTTGAAATTTTAATGCATTATTTATTTCTGATAAACTATAATATCTACCTGTTTCTACAAATTCTCTCCAAGGACCAAATGAACTACGAACTGCACCACTTAAATGACTATGAGAATAACTTGCAATAATTTCTTTTTTAGTATATGAAGTTCTCATCCCACTCATATTACATAATTGCAATCTATTAACAGATTTATCTATATAAATTGTTAATTTTACAAATATGTCATGAATAACATGTTCTTCATGTTTCATATTTGTAATATTAATTGTTGGAAAATGAATTATAATAAAAAATCTACCTGTTTTAAAAGACATGTCAGGTATAATTTCAAATTCATCTGGATATGTTTTTCTTAATGCAGTCAATATGATATTCATTATATCAATTGATGTATCAGAAAGTTTAAAATTATGTTTAAGATTTAATTCTTTAAAATCAAAATCATTGTTATATATTATTCTTTCCATGTTACAATAAATAAAAAAAGGGAATAAACAAATATATTGTCTATTCCCTTTAAATTAATTAAAAGTTAAGTAATTAAACCCAACCCTTCTTTTTTGCAATTTCCTTATACTTGATTTGACAAAGATCAGGCATTGCAAAATGATTGACAATTGAACTAACAATAGTCTCAAGAGTTGGTCTATCCCTTGTATCAGAAGTATATACTATATATTTATAATCAATAAACTTACAAATATCTTCAAGAGTGATTGTGTTATCAAGAAAATCTTCTTCTGATTTCATCTTTTCTTCATAATCATACCACTTGGTAAGCATCTCATTGAGTTCAAGGGTACTGAGCATTTCAAAGTCACCGAAAAAATCTTCTGCCTCATCACTATTTTCAATAATGTTGTTGATAGTACGCTTAACTGCATTATAAGGAAGCTGACTCATTGTTGCACCAGATTTTGTCTGTCTAGGATAAACAAAAAGACAGAAATCTTCTGAAGGAATAGTATCAGAATCTGAAATATATTCTTTCTCAGATTCATCAGCAACATTAGAAGTTGACCAAGGATAACTATTACCAACAGCAGTCTTTAGCTGACCATAAGTTGTAACAGTAGAAAGAAGGTCAACAACATTACCGTTGATACCAGCTGTACTATAAATTGTAACTTTCATTTTTTTTATATCAAAATTTATTAAAATAATTATTTTTTTAAATTAAGGGTATTTTTTAACCATTTTTCTGTAAACTGTTTACCCTTAAAACAGTACATTTCCGAAATATCTTTTAGGTGTTTTTCAGGAGTATAAATTAAATTTGTTGGTTTGGTAATTATTTTAGCTAACTTATTACTAGCATTTATACCAGCATTATCGTTATCATAAAATATTGTTATGTTATCATAATTTTCAACAAAATCATTTATATTATCTGGTATTGAACCCTCACTTTGTAACCATATAACATTATCTTCTATAAAATTATAAATTACTCTATAATCTTTATAACTCTTTGTAATTATCAAATTTCCATTATTTGTATATTTACCTAAAATATAATTTTTAGGTATATTTGATAACCATTTTGAATTTTTAGAATCTAATGGTCTGTAAATTTTATATTTATTATCATTAGTAGATATAGCATAACCAATTTCTTTCAAAGATGTATGTTTCCATATATTATTTTTTCTCCATGAATAAAAAGAAATTGGAATAGTTTTATCTTCTTCTAAATTGGCTATAGTAATACCATATCTATCTGTCCAATAAATACTGTCTCTTTTTTCCCAATCTCTTTTTTTTGGTATTATAAGAGTTGGTGTTTTTATAGGTTTATTAAAATTTTGTATAATCTTTGGTTTTAAATTAATATCTCCTATAACTATATTATTTTTAATATAAGAGATGGCATCTTTTAAACTTAAATTATACATTTTTACTATAGAACCAACAGCACCTATTGTACTATCTGCCCAATCTACAAAATAAATATGGTTATCTTTTTTTATAAAATAACAATTTGGATAATTATCGTTTCTAAAAGGACTAACATATTTTTTATCATAATTTGGATATTCTCCAAATACAAGTTTAAATATATCTTCTTCTGAATAATAAGAATATATACCATCTATAGTATTTGGTATATAAACATCGGGCTGATAGTACATAGGATTTTATTTACTTATTTAGTTCCACAAAACTTCAGAAGCTACACCATCAGTACTTTCTGAACCTTGAAAACCACTTTTCTGCAATTTAGCAAAATTACTACTAAGAAACCAACTAGTTCTAGTAAATGGATGAATATTATTATTATCATCAATATACTTGAGACCACTAGTAACATCTTTCTTCCATGAACCAACAGGTGTTACATGAGTATGAATAAAATTACCATGCTTCAGATTTTTAGGAATCTCAAGAAAACTATTTTCTTTACCATCAGGAATATTCCATTGATATTGAAGAAAAATATCAAGAGGAACTTTCATATAATCTTTAGGTAGAAGTGAAATAAGAATTTTAACATATTCACCAAAACTAACTTTGTTTGTACCAACAGCAGCTTTAATAGCATCAATTGTTACAAAAGGTTTCATAATATGTGTTAAAACACCACTGAGTTCTCTCTCTTGTTTTGCTAATTCCAAAGAAAAAGATTCATCTCCTGCAACAATTTCTACATTTCCTGAAAATACTTTGTTGACTGGAAATTTCTTATATCTCATTGGATTAGTATCACCATCAATAAGAATTTCTACGTTTAATGCTTCAACAGGATCATTAACCCATTCAATTTTTATAATTTTACCAGTATTAAGACCAAACTGTTTTGTTGATCTTACTGTATCTTCGCTAAATCCGTATCCCATATTAATATGATTCTTCTGTTAATAAAATTTGTTGATTGACATCTGGATCTTTTTCAAATATACTAATTTGATTTTCAGAAATTTCTATAGTAGGAATTTCTTCATCAAATGTGTTTATTTGTGTATTTTCTAAATCATCAACAATGTCAATTGGTGATTTGGGTGCTCTAATTCCTTTTAATTTTTGATGAGAAAAGATTGCTTTCATCTGTGCACCAGTTAACTCAAAATCTCTTTTAATATCGGATCTTTTTGCGCCTTTAACAACAGCATCAAAAATATCACTCAATTTTACTTGTTTTGCCATATTCTTTTATATTTATTTACCATAATTTCTTACTGCATCTACTACTAATCCCATATCATTTTTGATATAAAGATCATCAAATAAACCCTGAGATTTAGCTGGATATTGACCATCATTCTCAGTTACAAAAAATTTCTCTACTTTTTTAACAGATTCATTATATTGTGATTTACCAAATAACATTACATCAAATTTTCCTTCAGGCGTTAAATATTCTTGAACCATTTTCATTTATTATTAATTGCTTCTACTAATTAGAACACTATATTCTAATCACAATTAAACTTAATATTTCTATTAAGATTGGACTATATCTTAGTTTTTGTGTTTCCAAACAAAAACTCCTACTGTTTCCAAAAATATTAGTTATTTATTTTTGTACTCTGCTACAAAGCAGATAGTCTCTGAACTTTATTCCTACAAGGAATCTTAGCTGCTGATTGCCCATTGTTACATACTTATCTCTTTTACTATAATATAGTCATTACTGCTATATTGAGTGTATAAGTCTTTAGGGTGTTCCAGTCAATTTAATAGGTATGGGCAAAATGTTTACCCGTAGTCTTCATACGATAACTAATATCACCAGTATTATTTACTTTATAATCTTCTGAATGAGCTAAACAAATAATAATTTTTGTTTTAGCTAATTCATCTAATGCGGTAAATATCAAACCCATATCATAACCAATTTGTTTTGGTGTATCCCAACCATTTTTCATAGCATTAGCCATGTAAAAATCTTGCATAATATAGTTAAAATCATCTATAACTATAATATTAAATGGTGAGTTCAATAAGCTTTTTAATACTTGTACAATAACTTTTGCATTACTTGTAATAATTCTATTACCATCTTTTAAATTATCAGGTGTTGTAACTTTATAATTAGGTGTCCATTTGGCAACACAACTAATTAAAAAAGTTTCTTTTGGATCAATACCTTTAATACCCAATTTTTCATTTTTAAGTAAAGAAGCAGTTTTACCAAAACCACTCTCACCTAATACAAGAATTTTTATCATTCTTTTTTATTTATTGTCTTAAAGTAATTAATATTACCTGCCATTTCAGTACACATATGTTTTGGACATTCTGTATCTCTACTAAATACTAAATGAATACTTCTATAATTTGGATATTGTGATAAATCAATACCAAAATGATTATCCAAATTATATTTTTCATCTCTAGGATTAAACAAAGTAATTAAATAATTTGTATCTTCACCTATATTTGAAGTATCCTTAATATCTTCTGCTGTAGGATACAACATTTCTTTATTATATTTTATTCTATCTATAGCAGCAATATTTCTATTAATATGAATAACATTAACAAATGTAAATCCAAACAAGTTTCTCATTTCAACTTGATAAGAAGACATTTTGTCAACATTTTCTTTCATACTATATCCACGTTCTTTATTTATTCTTCTAACATGATCTGTTATTATGATTGTATACTTATTAGGATCATTTGGTGTATAACCTGATATTCTTTTTTTCGGAATATCTAAATTTCCTTCTCTTATTGTATAATCTTCATATATAAGTTGACCATTTTTTTGAGCATAAGTATAAAGATAACTTCTTATACCAGTAGGATTATTATTTTCTTCAATAAAATCTACAACACCTTCTTTTATCTTTATACCTTTCTCATTATATTCACCAAATAAAGGAATTAACTTTTCATGATATATTTTGAACAGTTTTTCTTTATGATCAGCAGAAATAGGAATTAAATTGTTATTATCATCCATTAATCTACCAGCTAAATATCTGGGAGACATTTGGTATATTTTATCATTATATCTAAAATTGAATATTTTATACAATTCATACATATAATAAGCTGCAAATTTAAATTCTTTTTCAACTCTTGGTATTTCTAATGAGTAATAAATCCAATGAACATTTGAAGCTTCTTTAAGCATCATTTCTTCATATGGTTTTAATAAAAAACAAAAATCTACAAATGTAGTTTTTCCAGTTTTAGCTTCACTAGCAATACAATAATTACTTCTTCTTTGTATACCATCAATTGCTTTATCGAGTCCTGTTAAACCAGTAGTAAGACCAATGTTTTTTCCTGCTTGCCCTTCAAGAAATTTTCTTTTAAAATTCATTACATCATATCATAAGTTTTCGAAGATTTGGCTTTACTTAATTCAAGATATTCTTTGAGTCTGGATTGAGGATCAGGACCATTTTTCTTAATAAAATAATCTGCTCTTTGTAAATATCTTACATCATTTACTGTATCAAGATATGCTTTAGTTGCTTTCATGACATCATCAGCTCTTACTGAAGGATTTTCTTGAAAGAACTTTATCATTTTCTTTTTTACATTATCAAAAGTACTTGCAGCATCTTTTCTCATTAATCTAAATAGATTCTGATACTCATATACCCATTCCCAACCATCATCTTTAATATCATCATTGTCAAATAATGGTATATGCCACTTTATTGAGTTTGTTTTCATATCATACTCATAAATACCACTTGCATTTAATTGCTTAACTGCTACTGTAATTATATTACAAGCATCATATAAATATTCAAAATCAACATTGTGGTATATACCCAGAAGACATAATAGACCTGTATTTAGACCTATATTTTGTTCTTCTAATATTTGAATAATTTTTTCGTTAATATTAGTCACAAATAACGTTTAGATTTTTGGTTACACTATTTACCCAATCTTCATCTATTGTGTTTTGAGCACATAAGATAAATATTTTACTTAAACAGTCTTTACCTTCCTTCAATCTTAAGGTTCTACCTATCCTTTGTGTAAGTATTAAATCAGATGCATTTACTTGCATTATAATTGCATTATCTACATCAGATATATTAACACCTTCATTTAAACCATTAACACAAGCAAGTGTATTAATTTCACCATTTCTGAATTTTTGTAAATGAAGTCCTTTTTCTTTGTTTTTTTTACCAGAGTGATAAGTATGAAAATGCATTGCTTCAGCTGTAGCTATGCTATTTGCAAAAATCAATGTACGTTCATTTTTTTGATCTATTTTAAACAAAGTTTCTTTTCCTACAATTATTTTACTATTTAAATTAGATAAAAATCTTGCTCTCATTAATCTAAGAAATTTTAATTTTTGTACATCATAATGATTACAATACACAGAATTATCTATTTTTTCTTTGAGAACATCAATTGTATTAGTAATATAATCATATTGACCTCTTTCAGTTACATAAAATCTTTTACTACTATTACCAGCGGGTATATCTTTTATTGTGTTATTCAACCAAACAGGTATAATCTTAATTTCATAAGGAGAAATAAGACCTAATTTGACAGCTTCATCCAATGGAATATTAGCAATATTATTAAAGTTATAAACTTTTAATAAATATTGTTTCATAGGATCTTTAGGAAAAGTTGCTGTCAACCCCAATGCATGTTTGATTATGTTGTTTTCAAAGACAATCGAATTGAATTCTGTAGTTCGATGAATTTCATCAAATATTACAAGATCAAAAGTCATGTCTTTAATTTTTGTCAATGAAGCATAACATTCAATTTTAATGTTTTTTAACATAGTATTTGTTATGTTCCATTTTTTTAATTCATTAGGCCAATCAATATCTCGTAATTCAATAGTTGGAACTACAATTAAAATATTAGCTTTTTTTTTAACAAAAAAAGTTTTTAAATAATCAATAGCAATTTTAGATTTACCTACACCTGTAGCTGCTATTACAAGATTATTTATACTAGGTGACATTATTAAATTATTAACAATTTCACTTTGTATTTCTTTTTTAGTTTTCTTCATTGTTTTCTCCAATTAACAGTTTATTAGCTTTATCTATGTAAAAATCATAATTTATGTTTTTAAATAATTCACTTTTAATTTCATCATTTAAATAATTACAAGGAGTACATAAATAATCCTTCTGTATATTGAATTGACGTTCATTCATTATTTTTAACAAAGTATATCCAGTATTGGTAACTAAATATCTTGTTAATTTTGGTAATTGAATAATATCATCACCATTAATACCAATTAAATTTGAATCTTTATTAAGTTTTGTTCTTAAAAAGAAATCAAATATATCATTGTGATTTTTAATAAAATCTTCAATTGGAATATTATGAAGATAATATGCTTCTACAGCTTTTGGAACTATTAATTTAGAATGATCTTTATATAATTCTCTTTCTATTGTATAAGGACCTTTTTGTTTAACTTTACCATCTTCATATATTGCTATATATGAATTACAATTAGAGATTAATATTTTACTATATATATTATATTCTAATTGAAGTTTTGTTAATTTTTCCCATGATTTACAAATATCATAAAATTTATTAATTTCATTTGATGGTATAATGATTTCTCCACCATCAGTATTTATCATTAATAATTTACTATTTGGTATATCCATTAATTGTTCACATAACATACTAAGAAGTAATTGACCATTCAAAGTGCTTTTACATATAATATTTCTATTATAAATGGACTATATCATGATAAATATTCAAATTTATATTTTTTTATACTATTTCTTGTTTTTTTACATACTTTTACAATACATGAAGAATCAATATTATAGTATTTCGATGCTTCTTTTATTGTATTAAATACTAAACCATCATTTATACATTTTATTTTTTTAAAATGATTATTTTCATATTGTATAAAATCATCATTTATCTTACATATCAACCAATTATTAGCTGATTTTCTATGTTTCGTTAAACATAGATTTATCATTCCAATAGAACAATTAACATAATATGCTGCATGTCGATGATTTATAAAATATTTTATATCATTAGAAATTAAATGTTTTGTTTTAATACTAGCTCTTCTTTTAATAATTTCTTTAAAGTTATTCTCATATGAAAATAACCATTTAGAATTAATTAAATTACGATATAATCCTGATATTGTAATATTTAAATATTTAGATGCTTGTTGTAAAGAAGTAAAAAAGTATGTCTTTTCTTCATATATATTATACAAATAACATTTTTTATAATTTGGAAGAGTTGGTTTTAAAATATAATTAGTAAGATTATTATATTTAGTAATATAATATTCCTCTTTTATCAATGCTTCTTCTACAGTATTAGCTGTATCAAAAACAATCATTATTATTTCATTACCATTTTTTTGTTCCAAATTTATCCAATTATTTTTATAATTATTCTTGTATAATTTAGATATACTTGTATGATGACTTAGTCTTCTTATGGGATTATCTGATATACCTATATATCTGGGGATATTTATATTTTCTGAAGAAACTAATTTATAAATATAAATTTTATTTTTTATCTGTGGTGTTTCCCAAGTAATATTATTACTAAGTACTCTCTTACGAGATAGTCTCTGAACCCTTCCCTCTTCAGGATTCGGCTGCTGATTGTCCATTATGTGTTTATTTAAGATTATAATATATTTAATTATTAATATACTATAAATGGTCAAATAAAATAACATATATTTAAACTTTTTTACTTTCACACTCAATTATCTCAAATTCATGTTGTAGTGTTTAAATCTTTAGGATATTCCAGCAATTAACCACATTTATTGTCCACCATTTTGTTAATGGACATTGTAAACTGAGGATCATATAATGAAGAATGTATAGAATTAGATTTACCATATGCACCATTTAATGCTAATTTATACAATTCATTTCTACTATCACTTTTAGGATATTTTAATCTTTCATTATATATATCTTCATAAATTTCACAAAAAGTATTACCCAAATGTAAAGGAAACAAATTGTTTCTAATACTAATATTTGGATACAAAGATTTAACATCAAAACTCATTATTTTGTAATTTTCATCACTATAATAAATACCTTTTTCAGCCCCATGTATCCCACCAGTCCCAAATGTAAATTCAAAACCTTTATGTACCACATTTAATTTCTTAAGATTTGTCTTTTTAAATATCTTAATATTAATATTAGGTTTTAATTCTTCTATTTCTTCTAATGGTATTTCAGTAAAAACACTTTTTGTTTCTTTTATAATTTTTTTATTAAACCAATTAAGTATGTTTTTAAATGGTTCATGTTCAAATGTTATATAAGGAAAAATGATATCTTTTAATATGATTTCTTTTCTATATGTTTGACCTAAATCTTCTTTATTTAAATGTTCTTTAATTCTTTTAATTAAAATATATTCACCTAATTTAGGATTATTATAGTTTAAAAGATTTGTTTTATATAAATAACTAGATTTAAACCTATCATCAATTAATGTTTTAGTTCTTAAAAACAATTCATATGTAGCATTGATATCATTAACACAATATCCTTTAACTACATCTATTTCATTTAATTCTAATACTTTATCATGTGCATAAGGTAATTCTTGAACATTATTCATTCTCATAGAAAACTCAAGACCTTTTAACGAAATCATTTTAGCTTTATTATCATAATGATTTATTTTTAATAAATCTAACTGTATGATTTTATTATTTGCATGAACAAATGATGAATTAATTAAATTATTAGCTTTGTTTTTAAGATTATTAGTAAGAATATCTGTATACATTAATGGATATTTTTTCATTAAATCTTCAAAATGATTTAACAAAGGCCAGTCAAATTTAAGAGTATTAAAACCAATCATTATCTTTTTTCTATCACTTAGAAAAGTTAACAATTCTTTTCTTTCATCTTTAACTGGGCTTATTTCAAAAGCAAATATTTTACTTTCTTTTTCAGTAATATCTTTACATAATAGGTAGAAAAAGTTAGTAAATATTTCAATATCATATATTATTTTTTTCATTTGGTTTAATTTCCAAATTGTTAAAATTAAGATTCAGTATTTATTATATCAATTTTAACTTTAGCAATACCATCAATACCAATTAATTTAGCTGCTTTTTTAGATAAATCTATAATTCTACCTTTTACAAATGGACCTCTATCATTAATTCTAACTTTAATTGACGAATTATTTGAAAGATTTGTAACAGTTACTATTGTATTAAATGGTAAAGATTTATGTGCAGCAGTTAAAGCATGCATATTAAATTTTTCACCATTTGCTGTTTTTCTTCCATGAAATTGTTTTCCATAATAAGATGCGATACCAATTTCTGCACTTGCACTTAAAGGTATTAATAGAATTAAAAAAGATATAATTGTTTTTTTCATAAATAGTTATT